GAGTGTCGGATACTCATTAAGAACTTATTGCCCTTGCGATGAACTACCAATCCGACTGGTAGGGATTCAATGGGGCTTTTTTATTTTATGGCTAAAGACCCTGCTTTTTTATTTTACCCCAATGATTACATAGGTGGTACAATGGGTATGACTTTTGAAGAGAAAGGAGCATACATCGAAATTTTAATGTTACAATTTAATCGTGGTCATATGACCTCGCATATGATAGGTCAACTCGTAGGTCAACTATGGGAATCTATCAAGTGCAAGTTTATACAAGATGAGCAAGGATTATGGTATAATGTTCGTTTAGACCAAGAAAAAGATAAAAGAATGTCTTTTACTCAATCTAGAAGGAATAATATTAAAGGACTTAACCAACATACGATAGGTCATACGTTAGGTCATATGACATCCCATATGGAAGATGTAAATGAAGATGTAAATAGAAATATAAATAAAGTTAAAATTATAGATACTCAGTTTGAAGAATTTTGGGATTTGTATGATTATAAGAAATCTAGGGACAAAGCAGAAAAGGCTTGGAAAACTTTAAATAAAGAGGAAAAGGCTTTAGCTTTACAAAACGCACCTTTATACGTTAAATCAACTCCAGACAAACAATTTAGAAAACATCCCACAACCTATCTTAACAACAAAAATTTCAACGATGAAATCATTGAACGAACTATTAGTACAAAACTTAGCTACGCAGAACTTGAGTGGGAACGTCTTAAAAACTTGGGACAATGATGAACTAAAGGTAGTTAAGGCTTTAGATTCAATGGGTATAAATAGATGTTCAAGAATAGAAGTAATGGAGCATTTAAAGACTTGTATTGCTTTAAGTGGTATGCAAGTACCAACTACTCAAATTTTTAATTTATGCGTATCATTTACAATAGAATCTTTTGGTCAATACAAACTTAAAGAATTAGGAGTTGCATTTAAGATGTTTGCAGAGGATAAGTTTACTATTGATAAACATATAAGTTTTTCTCCTAAATTAATTGGTGAGGTACTAAATGCTTATAAAAAGATTGCCGTTCAAGTAAGAAGCAAAATAGAACCAGAAGAACCTAAACAAATAGAAATGAAAATAGATGAGGAGCAAGTAATGAGGGAAGAAGCCGAGTATTGGAAAACGTCAAAGAAAGACTGGAGATTCTTAAATCATCAATGTTTTGATTACTTATGGAAGCGAAAGCTAATTAAAATTAGTCCTGAAAAGGCTGATTTAGTAAAAGCTAGAGTAACTGCCTACAATATGTCATTGGTAAAAAAGCCATCAGATTTAAAGGTTGATGAAGAAACATTTAGACAACAATGCAAAAAATATTCACTTAAACTTTATTACGAAAACGAATTATAATGGAAACATTTATACCTATGGAAGATGTGCTTATTAGAGTAAAATACCATCCTGATATAACAAAGGAAGAAAAGGCAAAATTTGAGGAAATAGTCAAAGGCATCTATATGACTGATAAAAGAAAGAAAAAAGTATTTAAACCTATAACCAAAAACCAACAAAGAAATGAAAATTGCAATCGGAATTCTGTGCATCCTACTGATTTGGGTAATCTATGAACTTAAAAACGCACCTTATGAGAATTAAGCCATTAGAACTAATTAGATTTTTTTTAATTGCATTACCAGTATTTATTATTGTTTACTGTACTGCAATGATTTGTATTGAAATAAAAGAATTGAAAAAATGAAAGTAATTGCAATAATATTGGTTTGGGAATTATCAAAAGTATTGTACTATTACCTTATAAAAAAACTATGAAAGGACACGAAAATGCTATGGCTTTAAGATTAATATTCCTAGATACTAAAGAAGAATTAGAATTGAAGTCGGTAGCTTATGCTGCAAGGGTAACAGGATTTAATGAGTACACAATAAGAAGAAGTTTAAACCCTATTGCTAAAAAGAGATTTGATTACCAAGAACGTAAAATAGTATTTCGTATTAAAAAGTAACCTACTTTTGCATTATGGCATTACCTACAATTCCTAAATTAACGGCAAAGGCTCAAACAATATTTAATCGATACATCCGAACAAGAGATTCACAAGATGGATTTTTTACTTGTATTTCTTGCGGTCAAGTAAAAGGACACGAAGTTATGGATGCTGGGCATTACGTTCCAGTCAAAGGAAGTTCAGCTTTAAGATTTGATGAATACAACGTAAACGGAGAATGTAAATCTTGCAATGGCTTTGACCAATTCCACTTAATAGGCTACCGAAAGAATTTAATAGATAAGATAGGCGAAAGAATGGTATTGCATTTAGAAAGCCAACATAGACTAATAAAAAAATGGTCAAGAACTGAATTAAACGAAATAATAGAAAAGTACAAATAATGGCAAAAGGATTAACAACAGGCAAAGTAAACTTTGGAAGTAGAAAGAAAGGCAAATACAAAAAGAACTCTGGTCCTAAAGACAAACCAACAAAACCATATAATCGACAAGGAAGATGCTAATAACAGAAATAAAATCAAACCCAAACAATCCTAGAATTATTAAGGACCATAAGTTTAAACAACTTGTAAAGTCTATTCAGGATTTCCCACAAATGTTAGAACTTAGACCTATTGTAATAGATGAGAACAATATGGTCTTAGGTGGCAATATGAGGCTTAAGGCTTGTCTTGAAGCTGGGTTAACAGATGTTCCAGTGATTCACGCAAATAATCTTACCGAAGAACAAAAGAAAGAATTTATAATCAAGGATAACATTTCATTTGGTGAACACGATTGGGATATTTTAGCTAACGAATGGAACATATTAGAACTAGATGAATGGGGTTTAGATATACCAGCTTTTGCTAATAATGATATAGAAGAAAAACAAGACAATGCCAAAGGAGAGAAGAAATGCCCTAATTGTGGCGTATCTTTGTAATTAATTAGAAAGTGATTAGAGATTATGGCAAACGAACAAAATTTAATTCCTGCTCAAAAAGGTGAAATTAGAAACCCAAATGGTCGCCCAAAAGGAGTGCCTAATAGCAAGACTCGTTTACTAAGATTATTAGAATTAGTACAAGTAAAGACTAACCCAATTACTGGCGAGAAAGAAGAATTTACTGTTGCCGAACAATTAGACCTAATGGTACTGCAAAAGGCATTTAAAGGCGACTTAAGGGCATATCAAGAGATTCTTGATAGACTAGAAGGGAGAGCAAAGCAAACTAGCGAAATAGAATTATCAGGAGGTTTAAATATTACTTGGGAAGAAAAGAAAACATACGTTGAAAACAAAGGAACTATTTAATGGAACTATCCATCAAGCAAACAATTGCTCTTGACTTATTAGAAGATAAAACAACAAACGAGATATTATTTGGAGGCGGAGCAGGAGGTGGCAAGACTGCGTTAGGTTGCTATTGGCAGCTAAAACAAAGATTAAAATATCCTAATACTAGAGGACTAATTGGGAGAGCCGTGTTAAAAACCCTAAAAGAAACCACCCTTGTTTCGTTCTTCCAAATAGCTAAAATGCAAGGACTAGAATCAGGAAAGCATTATAAGTACAACGGACAATCTAGTCAAATAGAGTTTCCTAATGGTTCAACTATCCTACTCAAAGACCTTTACTCCTATCCTAGCGACCCAAACTTTGATGAATTAGGTTCACTAGAGATTACCGATGCATTTATTGATGAAGCTAATCAAGTAGATGACAAGGCTAGAAATATTATTAAATCAAGGATAAGATTTCAATTGGACCAAAACGATTTAGTGCCTAAGATACTTTACACTTGTAACCCAGCAAAGAATTGGGCATATTCTGAATTTTATAAACCACAACAAGACGGAAGCATAGCAGATAATAAAAGATTTATTGCATCGTTAATAGATGACAATCCTTACATATCCAAGCACTATAAAGAAAACCTTTTAACTTTAGATAAGGTTAGCAAAGAAAGATTACTCTTTGGTAACTGGGAATATTCCTCTGACCCTGCACAATTAATAGATTATGAAAAAATACTTGATGCATTTACCAATGCTTTTGTTATTAGCGGCAATCCTTATATTACTTGCGATGTGGCACGTTTTGGCTCTGATAGTACTGTCATTGGGATATGGAGTGGACTTCGTGTTAAACTATATCAATACAATGGTAAATCGGTTGTGGAAGTCGCTGAACTTATAAAGAACTTTGCATTAGAATATAAAGTTCCTGTATCTAACATTTGTATAGATGAAGATGGGGTAGGAGGCGGAGTTGTAGATATTCTTAGATGTAAAGGATTTGTCAATAATAGTTCAGCATTAAAGAACCCAGTTACTCACGCTAAAGAAAACTTTGACAATCTTAAATCTCAATGCTATTACAAATTAGCCGAGATGATAAACGATAGCAAATTGTATATTAATGCGGATGGGAAGCAGAAGCAATTAATCATTGAGGAACTAGAACAAGTAAAACAAAAATACGTTGACAACGATTCAAGCAAAGGAATAATACCAAAGGATAAAGTCAAAGCAGCAATAGGTCGTTCACCAGATTTTAGTGATTGTTTGGCAATGAGAATGTTCTTTGAGTATTCACCTAAATTTCAAGTAAGTGTATTTTGATGTAAAAATCATAACTTTGTTTAAATTCTAATAATATGGGTTTACTTGATTTCTTCAGTAAGAAGAAGATTAATACTATTGTACCTACGTTTCCAACTAATTCGCAAATAGCAATTCAACAAGGAATTGTAACGTGGCAAGGTGCAAATGCTCAATCTTACGTTAACGATGGCTACCAAAAGAATGATATTGTTTATTCAATAATTAAACTAATTACCGACAAGGCAAAACTTGCTCCATTTCACGTTTATAAAGTAGTTGATGAAGTATCTGCAAAAAGATATAAATCATTGATGAAACAACCTGATAAGATAACTAACTGGCAAGAGGTAAATAATTTGCACAAAAAAGCATTTGAAATATATACAGGCGACCAAAGATTAAACGACCTATTAAAATATCCTAATGGCGAAGATACTTGGTCAGATTTAGTTGAACAATGGATTGGTTTTAAGTTAATAACAGGAAATTCATTTATCTATGCAAAACTTATTGAAGGTGGTTCAAACCAAAGCAAACCTTTTGAACTTATTGCCTTACCTGCTCAGTATATGGCTATTATTGCAAATGTTGAGTTGTTCCCACCAGTTAGAGTTGGGTATCAATTGTACTATGGAAAATTATGGTCATTCAGTCCGATAGAGATACTTCACGATAAATATTATAATCCTAGTTGGAATGTTACAGGTAATCAATTGTACGGACAATCACCGCTAATGGCTGCTGCTCGTACTTTAACAAGAAGTAATGAAGCTAAGACTGCTGCCGTTGCATCATTCCAAAATGGTGGTCCAGCTGGAGTTCTATTTATGAACGATGATAGATTTGACCCTACAAGTGGTAACCAACAAGCACAAGCACTTAAAAGAGCAATCAGCGAAAAAGGTGGTGCATCAAACTTTAATTCAATTGCAGTATCTGGTTATAAAGTAGATTGGAAACAAATAGGACTTAGTCCAGTTGAGCTTAATATTATTGAATCAGAGAAATGGGATATGAAAGCACTTTGTAATATTTATGGAGTACCTGCTCAACTATTAAATGATTCAGATAGCAAGACTTACAACAATCAACAAGAAGGAGAGAAGGCTTTAACATTACGTTGTGCTATCCCTTTGTTAGATTCATTAAGAGATAATCTTAATAGAAAACTACATTCAGACTGGGGTTATAGAGGCACTAATATTTATGTTGATTATGACATTAAGGTTTACCAAGAATTAGAAGCTAACAAATCAGAACAAGCTGCTTGGTTAAATACTGCTTGGTGGATTCCTCCTGCTCAAAAGAATGAAATAATGGGTATTAAAACCCCTGATTATATTCCACAAGATGAAATGGAGAAACTATATGTGCCTTCATCTTTGCAACCAATAGACCAATTTCAACCATTAACTATTCCTGACAATATAAAACCTTAATATGCAATTTGTAGAATTTATAAGTCAATTACACGACTCAAAGCAACAAACTATTGTTTGGCATCATCAAACTACATCTTATTCCGAGCATAAGGCTTTGAATAATTACTATGATGAGATTGTTGAGTTAATAGATGAATTAGTAGAAAGCGTAAGTGGTATTTATGGTAGACCAGTTGGTTACTCAGTAGAGACCTTACAAAACTATACAGGACACGAGCAATTAGTTAAATACTATAAATCTTTATACGATTTTATCCAAAGAGAAAGAAAAACTATCTATCAAGATTCTTGGGTACAAAACCAAGTAGATGAGATTGCTCAACTAATAGCTCAAACAAGTTACCTTTTAACCTTATCATAATGATTTGGCAAGATTATAGAAAACTATATGCCAATGCTCTAAAACAATATTCACCTAAGTTCAAGAAAGAACTACAAAAGCAGGTGGATACATATTGCCGTACCCAAGACTATAACGCAATTAGCGACAAATCGCTTAAAAAGACCATTTACAAGCTCCATTTAGCTATGGGTACTAAGATGGCTCAAATAAGCGAAAGTGCCGTTAAAAAGTCTGTAAAGGGCATTTATGTGCCTTTAGAGTTAAAGTCATCTAAAACGGATGCTTACCAATATGCCATAATTAAAGTCCTTCAGAATGATGGATTAGACCAATTAGCTTCAGATATTACCGATACAACCAAAGAACAAATAAGAAGATTCCTAATTCAGTCAGCAGAACAAAATCTATCAATGCCTGAAACAATAGCCTTACTTCGTACGGCAGGGATAACAAATTATAGAGCCGAACTTATTGCTAGAACTGAAACAGGAAGGGCAGCTAATATTGGTTCTCAAGTGGGAGCAACTGCAACTGGACTTGTAACTATTAAGGAATGGATTTCTGCTCAAGATAACAGAACAAGACGTGAGCCAAGAGACCACACAGACCATTTAGTTATGGATGGGGTTAAACTTCCTATGGAAAAGCAATTTCACGTTCCTAATGATAAACTTGGTTTGGGTTATGAATTAATGGACCATCCTTGTGATTCTAAAGCAAGTGCTGCGAATGTTTGTAATTGCAGATGCACATTAGGATATGAAGCCGTAAGAGGTGCTAATGGTAAACTTTTAACATTGCAAGATAATCCACCAAAAGGAAGAATTGCAGTTATATGGGATGCGTTAACAAATGTAATTGGACAAACAATAGGAAGATTTATTTCAGACTTAATACAATAACAAAAAAAATAATAACTTTGTTAATATGAAAACATACTCAAGTAAAGATACAATTGTTGAGAAACAAGATATCGGATATTCAGTAATGGATGTAGATACCGAAAGCCGCAGAGTAAAAGCAGTTTGGGCAAGATGTGGTAACATTGATTTAGATAACGATATAATCGTTGCTGAAGCATTTACTAAGACTCTTAAAGAAAGAGGTCCAGCTGGTAAAAACTTAATTTGGTCTTTAGTTGACCATTGTGCTGAAATGGAAGCAGTAATTGGTAAACCTGAACAATTATACGTTGAAGGAGATATGCTTATTGCTATCACTCCAATAGTAGAAACTGAAACAGGAGAGGATATGATAAAAATGTACGATGCTGGTCTTATTAATCAACACTCAATTGGATTTAGCACAATTAATTCAAATGTAGATAAGAACGGAGTAAGAACTATAACAGAACTTAAACTTTACGAAGGAAGTGCGGTATTATGGGCAGCAAACCCAGAAACTCCAACTATCTCTGTTAAAAGTGAAGTTAAGAAAGAGCAATTAGCAAATAGGCTAGAGAAACTCTTGAAAGCGTTTAAAGGTGGTCGTTTCACAGATGAGACCTTTGCGTTGATGGAGATTGAAATAAAAAGGATTCAATCAGAATTATTAGAAATTGAAATCGTTAAAGAAATCACTCAGACCGAGCAATCACCTGAGCCGATAATCGAAGAAATTAAAAACAATGATGAAGAAGTCCTGAAGGCAATAAAAGAATTTAATCAATTATTTAAAAAGTAAAAATGGAAAACGTAATTAACGAAATGGCAGAAAACGTAAAAGGTATCAAAGCCGACGTAACTGCTCAAATTGATTCAGTTAAATCTGAAATCAGTGTTGTAAAAGACGAAATGCAAAAGCAAATTGATGCTGCATTCGCAAGTAAGAAAATAGCTGAATCTAAGCAAACTAAGTTTATGGATGAGGTTATTATGGAAAAATTGGATGGTCAAATGGGCGAAATGGAAAACCAAATGAAGAAGAATGGTAAATTCCGTATGGACTTGTCTGATGTTAAAACAATGACATTGTCTGCAAGTTTAACAGGAGACCCTGTTGCTACTTACGCAGTTAACCAAGCTATCTACCCATCTCAAAAGATTAACTTTAGAGATTTAGTTCCAACTGTAAGAAGTGCAACTGGATTGTATGTTTACTACCAAGAAAATGCTGGTGAAACTAACAACATTGCTTTCCAAACTGAAGGAGATGACAAAGGACAAAACAACTACGCATTAACTGAGGTTAAAGTAGTAAGTGAGTACTTAGCTGGTTTCTCTACATTCTCTAAGCAAATGTTGAAGTCATTACCTTTCTTGACTCAAACACTTCCAAGAATGTTACAAAGAGATTTCTTTAAAAAAGAGAATGCTTCTTTCTTCGGTACTATTTCTAGTGCTGCAACTGGAGTTACAACTGTAACTGGTGCTGATTATTTAAGTCAATTAGTTGATTTAATAGGTAACCAAAAGACTGCAAACTTCAACGCATCTTATGTATTGGTAAGTGAAGCAAATATGGCTAACATCTTGAAGAACACTATCACTGCTGGTTATTATGCTGGTTCTGGTAGCGTAATGGTTTCTCCTAATGGTGGAATCACTATCTGGGGTGTACCTGTTATCTCTGCATCTTGGGTCGCTAACAATAAAGCGTTAGTAATCGATAGAGACTACATCGAAAGAGTAGAAGTAGAATCTTTAGCAATTGAGTTTTCTTACGAGAATGGTACTAACTTCCAAAAGAACTTAGTAACCGCACGTATTGAGTGTCAAGAAGAAATCAACTTAATGTTGAACTCTTCAGCTATCTATGCTTCTTTGTTAGACTAATCATCTAAAAAATAGATAAATAAAGACCCCATCTTAATCGGTGGGGTTTTTTATTGAATTTAATGTAAATTTGTAAAAAAGGAATTATGTATAACTTTCTAAATGATTATACTTTTATTGATAACACTCCAATTGTGGAAAGTGTTACAGTAGCAGAAGCAAAACTTTATTGTCGTGTTACTAATGACATAGAAGATGATTTATTTGCAGAATTAATTACTCAAAGCCGTGAAGCCATTGAAAAGGCTACTAATCTAAGCCTTATACCTAGACAGGTAAATGTTTGGTTCAGCAATTTAGCTGGAGGTTATGAATTGCCATTTGGTCCAGTAACTTATTTTATGGCTTTATTTAATGCTCAAGGAAATGAGATTTCTTCTAATACTTATAGTATTGTTGGAGACCAATATCCGAAGGTTAGATTTCCTAATTTTGATGATATGTCTGCTCAATATATGGCTGGGTTTAATTGCCTTCCAAAAGAGCTTAAAATAGCTATGTTAGACCAAATTAACTATGGTTATGAGAATCGTGGTATGGATGTAAACGATTTAGGTATATGTGAGAAAACTTGGCGAGTTTGCCAAAGATGGACTAGAACAAGCCCAATATTATAATATGAGAATAGGACTCCACAAGGATAATTATGTAGATGCCAACTCTATGACTAGATTGGTTAATGTATATGCTCCTACATTGACCACAGATGGTCAGGGAGGCTATACAACGACCTTTAATCTAGAAAAGACAGTTTGGGGTGATTACAGACCACAAGAGCAAAATAGAGCCTTATTAGAGGCAGAATTGAGCTTTACAAGGATGGCTAAGATATTCATTAGGTTTGATATAAATATTACCGATATATACAAATTAGAGGTAGAAGGGCAGATGTACACTATTCACTCTATTAAGGATGTAGATAATGCAAGAAGATTCTTTGAAATTATAATGTATGTCTAATATAACTTTTGAATTAAAGGGGTTAAACGAAGTCTTAAATAACTTTAAACAAATGGACCAAAAAATCCAAAAAGTAGTTAAAGATGAAGTTAATGCGTCTGCTTTAAAGATTCAATCGGATGCAAAGAAATTAGCACCAATTAATCTTGGTACATTAAGAGGTTCTATTCAACTTACTGAAATAAGCAATCAAAATGGGTTTGTTTATTCAGTAGGAACTAAATTAAGTTATGCTCCTTATATAGAATTTGGCACAGGAGGGAAGGTATCAATACCAGTAGGGTATGAAAACTATGCTATGCAGTTTAAAGGCAAAACAGGAGGAAAATTTATTGATATGGTTAAAGCATTAGCACAATGGGTAATGAGTAAAGGAATTGTAGGTACTTATAGTGTAAAAACACAAAGAAGAACTGGTAATAAATCTAATCAAAATAAACAAAATATGTCTGCTGCTTATGCAATAGCATTAAGTATATTAAGAAAAGGATTAAGACCTCAACCTTATTTAATACCATCTTTTGAACAAGAAAAACCAAAATTGATTACTAGACTAGAAAATATCATAAAAAATGCTTAACCCTAACATAGAAATAAAGAAATGGTTTTATACTGAATTAGTAAATGCAACAAGTCTAGGTGTTTATGATGGAATAACACCTGATGGAGTAGGAAATGAATACATTGTTTTAGATGGTAGAACATCAAGTCAAGAACAAGGTAAAGCAGGTTATACAAATTCTATTACTATCATAGTTGACATTGTTACAAAAAATGCTAACTTTGGCTATAAACGAGCCGAAGAAATAAGTGATTTGGTATTAGCGAACATAAATTCGGACACAATAATAACTCTAAGCAATGGATTTACTTCATCTGCTTTAAGTATTGGAAGTGTTACAAATTTAGATGGATTAAACCCTTTGGATAACGTTTTTAGAACATTAATAACATATAATTTAACAATAACTCAAAATTAAAATAAAATGGCAGAAACTAAAGTATCAGCAAGGGACTATATTCTCTTAGCAGATTTAGCTGGTGGTACAACTTTTATACCAGTAGCTTGTTTAACAACAAACTCATTTACATCAACTGTAAACACTATTGATGCAACTTCAAAATGTGGAGACCAATTTCAATCTGGTCCTGCTTACACTCAATCTTTCAAAGCCGATGGTTTTGCAATTGATGAAACAGGAACTCCAAGTAAAGATTCTTACCAACAATTGTATGCTGCTCACGCTGCTGGGACTCAATTTACCATTAAAATGGGTAAAGCAACTCCTGCTGCTGGTGATGTGTATTATGGTGGTTTATCAACAAGTACAGTATTTATTAGCAACTTTGATGTAACTGCTGCTGATAAAGATGATGTAAAATTCTCTGCTACTTTCGTTGTATGTGTACCTCCTATTGCACAAACTGAAATGGAATAAAAAAAAATAAAAAACTATGTTTGAATTAAGACTGAACAACAAAACTATCTCACTAAAGTGGGGAACTTGGGCTATGCGTGAATTTTGTATAGAAAACAATATTGGCATAGATAAGTACTTTGAATTATTAGGTAAAACACAATTTGACTTAAACTTAGTAGTAAAGATGATTTACATAGGTTATAAATCAGCTTGTGCAAGTAACAAACAACCTATTGAATATGATGAAGTAGATGTTTGTGATTGGATAGATGAATTAGGAGGACTTTTTAAAACTGAAGGTCAATTTATTGAATATGTTAAGTATATAGTTGAGAATACTGTTACCGCAGTTCAAGGGATGCCTAAAGAAGAAAAAAAAAAGTCTAACAAACCTAAGTTGGGATGATATATTAGTTAAGGCTGCTGAATGTGGTTTGAGACCTAATGAGTTTTGGGATATTACTTGGAAAGACTTTTCCATTATTGTAATGGGGAAGGAAAGAAATGAGTTAAATGAATGGGCGAGGACAAGAAACCTCGCCTATATTATATACCTAAGTAATACTACCGAAAAGTCGCCAAAGTCAATAAAAACATTTTGGCACATCCCAATGATAGATGATGTTGAAGAACAAGAAGAAAAAGAAATGTTGAGTGATGAACAATTGGCTAAAACATTAAAATTGTACGGAGTAAATTAATATAAGATGGATAATAATAAAGGTTTACAAATTGATTTAGGTATAAATGTACAACCATTACAACAAGGTTTACAACAAGCATCCCAAGCCGTTACACAATTTGGTACTCAACTTAATAGTATTAAAAGACCAGCAGCAGATGCAACTCAATCATTAGTTAACTTATCTAGAATTGCCCAAGATGCTCCTTATGGATTTATAGGTATTGCGAACAACTTGAATCCAATGTTGGAATCATTTGAACGTTTACAAAAAGAAACTGGTAGTGCTAGTGGAGCATTAAAAGCTATGGTTTCAGGATTAATGGGACCAGCAGGACTTGGAGTTGCTTTAGGTGTTGTATCTTCTTTATTTTTAGCATTTGGTGGAAGAATATCTGATTTTGTTAATGCTTTATTAAGTGGTAATGATGCTTTAAAATCAGAGAAAGAAGCATTGGCTGGGATTGGTACAGAATTTACAAGCGTACTTCAAAAAGTAGAAAAAGTTGGTATAGCATTTCAAGAATACCATAGTAGAATAATAACAGGGAATGAAGCACTTAAAGTTTATAACGAAGAGTTAGGTAAAAACTTTGGAATTAAATCTAATATAAATGAAGCAGAGCAAACATTTAAAGATAAAACTGCTGCTTATGTAGAGGCTTCATTACAAAGAGCATTAGCAGATAGTGCAAGTAAAAAGGCTGCTGAAGAATTGCTTAAACAAAAATTAGAATCATTAAAAGCACCAGAAGAATATAGAAGTTTCTTTGATTTGGGTAGTGCTGGTACTGGTGGTGGAGCAGGAGTTGGAGTAAATACTGCTGACCAAGCAAAAAAAGCACAATTAGCACGACAAAAAGAAAATCTTGATGAACAACAAAAGATAATTGAACAATATAGAAAAATTGCTTTTGATGCACAATCAGTTTCTGATTTATATGCTAAAGGTTTTAATTTTGATTTAAAGCCTGATAAAGTTTCAAAGAGTGGTGATACTTTTGCTGAATATATGGCTCAACAAAAATATGAGCTACAAAAAGAATTAAATGATTTAATTAATTTAAAAAAGAAATTTGAAGCATTAGATTTAAGTCCAATATTAGATGTATTTAACCCTAAAGCAGATAAAGAAGAAGAAAAAAGAAAGCAATATTTTGATAAACAATTAAAAGAATTAACTGACCAATCTAAAAAAAGTGGTCTTGGTGATTTTTTACAAAGAGATTCAGCAGAAAGAGTTAAACAATGGGATATAGAAGAAAAGAAAGTTAAAGGCTTAAATGATTCTTATAAATCATTTGCTAAAACACTTTCTCAAGACGTTACAAATTCTTTAATGGGAATGTACACTTCTATGCAAAATGGGAAATCTTTTGGTCAAGCCTTTTTAGATATGCTTGGTCAAATGGTTGAACAATTAGGAGCATTAATAATAAAAACATTAATTTTTGATGCTATAATGGCTGTATTAACAGGTGGTACAAGTGCAGCAGGTGCAGTAGCAGGAGTAGCAGCATCTGATGTTGCAGGTTCAGCTGGTAAAATGTTAATGGTACCTAAATATGCTGAAGGCGGAATTACAACTAAAGCACATATAGGAATGATTGGAGAGGCTGGTCCAGAGGCTATAATGCCTTTAAGTAAATTAGGTGCAATGATGAAAAGCACATTTAATGCAGGTGCAATGAGTGGAACTGAAAGTGGAAGTGGTGGGCAATTTGTATTGAAAGGTAATGATTTAGTATTAGCTTTGAATAGGTCTAATTATTCACTTAACCTTAGAAGGGGAGCATAATGGCATACGCAAATAAATACAAAATTACAATGGCTACCAAAAGCGGTAGCATTTCTTATTTATATCTTTTAGAAGATGGTTATTCAGGAAGTTTAATTGAATATCCTGCAGTAAAATTAGAATTAACTTATATCCCCAAAAGTGATGATATTTTTGAGGCTATTTATGTAAGTCAATTATCTGTTGTTATTGATGTTACTGATGACATTAATAATATGCCAAATTTAACTACTCTTAATGATAGAAAATATTTATGTAAATTATACTATGATTCTACATTAGAATGGCAAGGTTGGGCATTAAGCGATAGTGTTAGTTTTTCATTTAGTACAGGCAGAAAAGAATTATCATTTAATTCAATAGATGGATTAGGTATGTTAGAAAAAATACCTTTCCCAGTACCAAATGATTATGTATTAAGTAATTTTAATACTTGTTTATCATATATTTTAGGTTGTTTAAATTCAGTCGATTTTCCTACTAATTTAAATGTAATAACAGGGATTAGTTATTATGCAGATGGGATGTCAGATAGAAGTATGTTAAGTTCATCAGACCCATTAGCACAATCTTATTTAAATTATGCAACTTTTATTAATGATAATAGGTCAGTAGATAATTGTCTTTTAATTCTTAATAAAATAATACAAGGATTTGGAGCAAGATTATTTCAAGCAAATGGCAAATGGAATATTTTAGCAATTTCTCAATTTGCTCAATCTAGTTATTATTATACTGAATATAATAGTTCTGGTACAGTTGTTAGTTCTGGAACAAAAAGTATTACTGGGCAAATACAAGGGTTTACTGGTAATACTAGCGGACTTTATTTTGTAGATAATAGCCAAACTAAATTATTAAGAAAAGGGTATAGTCAAATTGATTTTACAAAGCTAATAGAATATCCATCAAATTATATTACTAATTGGGATTTAAAGAATTATACTGCTGGAAGTCCTGCTTATGCTTGGACTGAAAACCCTAATGGTGGTGTCTTATTTGTTGTTCCATATCCAGATTTAGCTTTTAATTCATATTTATTAGATGTAACTAGTGCTGTTACTCCTAATTATGATATGTCTGTAAAGCCTACTTATTTCCCTAAAATTGCTTATAATGAATCAGTGCAAATTTCATTTGATGTAAAATTAGTTTCAGTAGGTACAGATTGGACACCAACTTCTTTTTTTATATTAAAAATTCAATTACAAACACCTACAACATATTATATTTATACAAATAATAATGGTTGGGTTATTGGTGGTGAAGAATATTATGAAATTTTTGACGCTAATATAACAACAAGAAACTTTAATATAACAACTACTCCTGTTCCTGAAACTGGGACTATATTTTTTGAATATATATTAGCAAAACCAGCTTCTCATTATCTTAAATCTACAGTTCGTTCAACAGAGGTAATGAATTTCTCATTTACTATTATACCTTCTTTTGTTTCATATCAATGTATAGGTTCTATAAGTTCTGCTAAAGAATATGTTTTTAATCCAACTTTAGAGATAGGTTTTAATGATAATTATAATGGATATTATTCTTACAAAGGTTTTTTAGCTAATTCAGCAGGTTTAAACTTAAAGAATTGGTATAGATATGAATATCCTACTGATAATAAATATAGGTCATTGAGCCAACTTATTATTAGACAATATTCTAATAATTTAAACAAGAATGTTATTAATATAGATTCTAGTTTTATGGGTATGAATACATCTGCTGGTAGATTTAATGGAGCTATGAGAATTATTGCAACTGATATAGACCCAGCACAAATAAGCGTTTCTAGTAAGAAATATATGATAGGTAATACTACTATTGATTTATTTAATAATATAATACAAGGAACATTATTAGATATAAATAATGAAAATATAGATGCTGCTATTTCTGTTATTATTAACTCAAATAGTAGACCTCCTTATGCTTTAGGTATTGCTCATTTAAGGTCAGATGGATATGTAACAAGTGGAGAGGCAGCTGCATCAAATTTAACAACGTACTCTATTTATACATTGAGCACTATAACTACACCTGATATTGGAGATGTATTCTACTTTGACCAAGATTGTGCAATTACATTTGATGGTGGTCATTTATGGTGGAAAGTTGTTACAGTTTTCCCAACTACTAAGGTTTATGAAATAGGTATAGATGGGGTAATTTTAAATATCTTTAGTTAACTTTGAATTATGGCAAATAAAGTACAAGGCAAAAATATAATTTTATATAAGGTGGTGTCTGGGACTAATACTCCTTTCGCTTGTTCTACAAATTGTACTTTTAACGTACAAGTTGACCAAAAAGATGTAACTAGCCAAAGTTCTGCTTGGTTTAGAGAATTTAAAATAGACATAGCTTCTTGGAATTTAAGTTGTGAGGGTATTATTACTCTTAATGGTTATTCTTATGCTGATATGTTAGCAGACCAATTAGCTAGAAATTCTATTAGTGTTAAATTTAGTATTGATAATGGCACAAGCGTAGTAATATTATCAGGCTCGGCAATTATAACATCTTTACAAATTAATGGTCCATATAAAGAAATAGCTACTTATAGCATTCAATTGACAGGAGTTGGTGCATATACAATATCTTAGTAACTTTGTCCAATGGCGGTTAAAGTAAATGGGAATAATGTTATTTTATACAAGGTAGATACATCTACTTTTCCTGCAACGGAATCCCCTTTCGCTTGTTCTACATCTTGTAGTTTTTACTCTGAAACTGAATTAACTGAAATTTCAAGTGCTTCAAATGCTTACTTTAAAGAACCGAAAGTTGACCTTTCTAAATGGACAATGTCTTGTAATGGTATAATTACCTTAGATAATTTCTCGTATGATGAAATGTTACAATATCAAAAGGATAGACTTTATCTTTTGGTTAGATTTGAGATTGATAATGGCATAGATGGTAAAAGATATATTAGTGGGTATTGTTTTATAGGTAATATTTCAATAAATGGTAATTACAAAGAGATAGGGACTTACAATGTTAATTTAGTTGGGACAGGTAAGTATTATACTGAAAAAACTCCTACAACAACAACTTCTACCACATCTACTTCAACAAGCACTTCAACTACTACAACAACTTCTACAACTACAACAAGTACTACAACTACAACAACTACTGCTGCTCCTACAACAACTACGACAACTTCTACAACTACAACGACAACAACTTTACCTTTGGTTTATTATAGATTGTTAAATTGTGCTACTCAAACATCAACAACATATACAATACCTTATGTTTTAGGTACTTTTAATATAAATGATAGAGTTATTAGAGATTCTGATAGTGCTACTTGTGTAATTGATGCAATAACTTATTCAACTCCAATTGGGACTTTATATTCGGTTACGGCAACTGCTCAAGTTGGATGTCCTGCTACAACAACAACTACAAGTACTTCTACTACAACTACAACTACTTTGCCTTTAGTTTTTTATAGATTATTTGATTGTTCTACTGGAACATCACTTACTTATACTACTCAATATGTATTAGGAACATTTAATCTAAATGATAGAGTTATTACAGTTATTGGTAGTAGAACTTGTGTTATTGACCAAATTGAATATTCTCCACCTGCTGGACCATTTTATGATGTTACTCCAACGGCTGCGACTGGTTGTCCTGTTACAACAACAACTACGACTACTGCTGCTCCTACTACGACTACTACTACAACCTTACCATTGGTATATTATAGACTTTATAATTGTCAAACAGGGACTTCTTTAACTTGGACTATCCCTTATGTTTTAGGAACATTTAATATTAATGATAGGGTTATTACTGATATTGGAAGTATTGTTTCGGTAATAGATGCAATTAGTTATTCAACTCCAAGTGGAACTTTATTATCAGTAACTGCTACCGCAGGAACAGGATGTCCAGCGACTACAACGACAACGACAACTACGACATCAACTACAACAAGTACAACGACTACAACAACGGCATCACCTTATAATCTTTTGTTTACTGCTTATGCTTCAGGCACATCTTCAGATGCTTGTAATACAGTTAATGGTTCTTATGCTAATGTTTATGGAAGTGTTGCAGGAGGTTCAAGTGGAGATTATAGTGGATTCGTGGCAGGACATACTTATTATAATGTTAATGGAACTTTGTTAAATACTGGTGGTGGATATGTAACTGGTGCTTATTGGGCAGATTTTCAAGGGTTCAATTGGACAATAACAAGTGGTTTAGCAGCAATAAATGGTCTTTGTTAAAAACAACCTATGGAACTACAATATGTATGTGCTCAACCAGCAACGTTATACTATGCGTGGCAAGTTGAGGTAATGTTAAATAACTTTATTTATGTCGGCATTAATCTAAATAATGTTGATATAGTATGCTGGAAAGAAAATGGCATAATAACAGATGAATGGAGTAAACTTGCCAATGGGTATGCAGCAAGATTCTTTTTCTATGATGATACTAGAGAAAATTCATTTTATATTTCATCAATAAGACCAAACATACTTAAACAACATTTCTACAAATATTCAGAGTTATCTAAAAAGGCAATCTTTTATCACGATTGTGATATTGTATTTACAAAGCAAATGATATTCGGTGAGTTTCTTTACAATAATAAATGGTATGGTTCAGATACTAGATTTTACATAGGGTATAATTATATAATGAGCAAAGGAGAAGATGTCTTAGATTTAATGTGTGAAATAGTGGGCATAGACAAACAATTAATAAAAGACAACGAATTAAATTCAATAGGTGCTCAATATTTAATGAAAGGAATAGATTGGAAGTTTTGGGATAATGTAGAAAAAGATAGTGAAGCATTATTTAAGCAAATAACAGAACTTAATGTAAAAAAGAAAGAATCTAATCCTAACTATCACGAGTTACAAATATGGTGTGCTGATATGTGGGCAGTACTTTGGAATGGTTGGAAATTAGGATATGAAAGCATTATGCACAAAGACTTTGATTTTGCTTGGGCAACAAGTAGTCCTGAAGATTGGGATAAATGTAATATCTATCATAATGCAGGGGTAACTTCAGAAAATGAAGGGATGTTTTATAAAGCTATTTATGTAAATAAACTTCCTTATGGGGAGAAACTAGAATTAGATTATAAAAGATGTTCATATAAATATTGGGAACTAATAGAAAAAACAGCAAAAACAACAGTTCTATGAGAATAATATCTGCTAATTATGGAGGGAAAGATTGTACAGAAATTATAAGTACTAAAGTAAAGAATGATAGATTAATGATGAGGGTAACTAATGAGATAATTGGCGACCCTAAAGTTGGGCAGGTTAAGTTCCTAGAAATGAGTTATGAGCACGAAGGCAAAGTAACTATTAGGGCATTTAGAGAAGGCGAATTAATTAACCTACCAAGAACAGGGTTTAACAAATTAGGTATATTTTACTCTAACAATAACAATAAAGACATTTGGAATGCCATTTATTGCTCTTTATATAGCGTAAAAATCGCATCTGAGGGTAAAGCTGATATAATTACTTGCCTTTGGGAAGATATGCCTAAAAACCCCTTTAATTCGGTTTCTAGTTGGTATAGGTCGCAAAGCCATTTAAACCAACTATTGCAAATAATGCAATGCTTGTACACGGCTAAAGAAATGGGAGTTTATGATTATGTATCTTTTTTAGAGCACGATGTATTATATCCAAAGGGATATTTTGATTTTCCTGATTTTGAGAATGGGCAGGTTTTAACCAATATGAATTATGGTGGATTGAATAAAGAAGGGTGGCAAAAAAGGAATCAAGATGATGAGCCATTTCATCAAATGACAATGAAGTTTGATGATGCAATTGAGCATTGTTTAAAGATTCTACCTAATGCTTTAAGGACTAATAGTGGTTGCATAGAAACCCAAAGTTTAAATAGAATACAATGGGATAGTTTAAACGAGGCAATCCATATAAATCACGGAGTTCACTTTACATCTCACAATTCTATCTATTCTAAGGAAAATACTTATACTATACATCCTTATTGGGGAGAATCTAATCAATACAAAGAATTGTTTAATAATTAGTAAATTTGTAAAAATAGTAAATAATGTCTTGTAATCCTTCTAATGCTGATTTTAGACCAGCAAATTATAATATTCAGATTTGGCAGAATAATACTTGGAGTCAAATTTTCCAATTAACTGCTAATACAGAGCCTATTGATTTAACAGGTGCTAATGTTGAAATACAAGTCCGTAGGAGACCAAATTCAGCAGATGCAGATATGACATTGACTTTAGCCGATGGTATTACAGTTGGTGGTATAGATTCAAATCAAATTACAATTAATTACGATGTCAATATAGATGCTGGTTCTTATGTGTATGATATGACTATTCAATTCCCAAATGAGAATATCAAAACATATATATGGGGTAACTTTATTGTTTATCAAGATATAACACAAATCTAATGAGTACAGAAATAATAGTAAACAACGATATTATAGAGATTAATGTAACCGAAGAGCCGATTATAATTGAAGCTCCTAGTGGTGCATATCCTTTGCCTAGTGGTGTTTATTCTGTGTTTGGAAGAACAGGTAATGTAATAGCACAAGATGGCGATTATACATTAACTCAATTAGGTGATGTAACAATTACAAATCCATTAACTGGTCAAGCATTAGTTTATAATGGAAGTTCTTGGATTAATAATACCGAAAGTTTTGTGGGTACTGTAACCAGCGTAAATGCTTCAGTTCCTACTGGAATGACTATTTCTGGCAATCCAATTACTACCGCAGGGACTTTGGCTTTTGGTTTAGATACTGGTTATGTTATTCCACTAGAATCTACTTTAGATGCAAAGGCTTTAAAAGCAACTACTATTTCTACTACTGCTCCTTTGACTGGTGGTGGAGATTTATCAGCAAATAGAACTTTTGCAATAGCTAAATCAACTACTTTGGTAGATGGATATTTGGCTGCAACTGATTTTACTACTTTCAATAATAAACAAACGGCTTTAAACGGAACTGGTTTTGTTAAGATTAGCGGAACTACAATAAGTTATGATAATTCATCATATTATTTAGCTTCTAATCCTTCATCTTTTATTCCTTTGACTGCCTTAAGCTCTACTGCGACGGGATTAACTTATACAAATACTACTGGTGTTTTTAGTACTACAAGTGGGTACGGAATACCTACAACTGCAAGTCAAACAACTTGGGACACTGCTTATAATAGAAGTTTAACATCTGCTGCGGTAACTGGAACTACTACTAAAACTTTGACATTAAATGAGCAAGGTGGTGGTACAATAACGGCTTCTTGGACTGATATAAACACAGATGCGGTTACTTCCGTATTTGGTAGAACTGGAGCAGTGGTTGCTCAATCAGGTGATTATACAACAACTTTAGTAACTGAAGGAACTAACCTTTATTATACAGATGTTAGAGCTAGAGCTTCTAACTCATTTGTTGCTGGTTCAGGTGCTTACAATTCAACAACAGGAGTAATTACTATTCCTACTAATAATAATCAAATAACTAATGGTGCTGCATATATTACTCTAACAAGTTTAAGTGCAACTGCTCCATTAAGTTATTCTAATACTACTGGTGTATTTAGCATCTCACAAGCAAATACATCTACCGATGGATATTTGGGTTCATTTGATTGGAATACATTTAATTCTAAGCAAAGTGCTTTAACATTAGGTAATCTTACAAGTTCAGATATAACTGTAACAGGTGGTACTGGTGCGGTAGTTGGTTCAGGTTCTACTTTAATTTTAGCAACTGTAAATACAAATGTTGGTGCTTATGGAACTTCTACTTCAGTTCCTACAATAACTGTTAACGGCAAAGGTCTAGTAACTGCTGCTAGTCAAACTGCAATACCAACTTCTTCTAGTTCTGTAACTGGTTTATTAACTTCTGCTGATTGGTCAACATTTAACGGAAAACAAAACCAATTAAACGGAACTGGGTTTGTTAAAGTTTCAGGAACAACTGTATCTTATGATAACTCTACATATCTAACAACTATTTCAGGTATAGCAGCAGGTGGCGAATTAAGTGGAACTTATACTAATCCTTCTTTAGTTAACTCAGCAGTTACTGCAAAAGTTTTAACTGGCGTTAATATTACAGGAGGGACTGTTACTGCTACCGATTCTATTTTAACTGCTTTTGGTAAAGTTCAAAATCAAATAAACGGATTAATAGGTGGTTCAATATATAAAGGAACTTGGAACGCATCAACTAACACACCTGCATTAGCAAGTGGTGTGGGAACTGCTGGATGGTATTATATCGTATCAGTTGCTGGTACTACTAACTTAGACGGCATTACTGATTGGTTTGTTGGTGATTGGGCAATATTTGATGGCACTGCTTGGCAACAAGTAGATAATACAGATGCGGTAGTTTCAGTTAATGGATTTACAGGAGCAGTTAGTTTAACTACTTCTAATATTACTGAGGGGACAAATCTTTATTATACCGATGCTAGAGCAAGATTAAGTAACTCAGCAGGTACAGGAATAAGTTATAACTCTACAAGTGGTGTTATAACAAACTCAGCACCTGACCAAACAGTTTCTTTAACTGGTGCAGGAACTACATCAATTAGTGGTACTTATCCTTCTTTTACAATAACAAGTAACGATACTTATAATGGAACTGTAACTTCAATAGGAATTACTGAATCTGTGGCTGCTTTATCAATAACTGGAAGCCCAGTAACTACAAGTGGTAATATTAATATTGGATTTGCAGGTACTTCTAGTCAATATGTAGGTGGAGATGGTTCTTTAATAACTTTCCCATCTATAATTACCCAAGCAAGTAATTTAGTTACTGAGGTTTACAATGAAACAGGTGCAACTTTAACTAAGGGTACAATAGTTTATATCAATGGAGGACACGGCAACTTACCAACTGTGGCAAAGGCTTTAGCTACATCTGATTCTACTTCAGCTCAAACTTATGGTTTTATCAATGCTGATTTAACAAACAACAATAATGGTTTTGTAACTGTAATAGGTAATCTTGAGAATATGGACACTCAAGCCTATGCAAATGGTACACAGTTGTATTTAAGTGGAACAACGGCTGGAACTTATACTTCTACTAAGCCACAAGCACCTATTCATTTAGTTTATGTTGCGGTTGTTGTTAGGTCTCATCCAACTCAAGGAGTTTTAGAGGTTAGAATACAAAACGGATATGAATTAGATGAATTACACGATGTACAAATAACAAGTGTAGCTAATAACAACATTTTACAATACAATGCTGCATCTTCTTTATGGAAGAATGTAGCTGGTACTACTACGAATATCGCAGAGGGTACTAACTTATACTATACGGATGTAAGAGCAAGAGCATCTTTAAGTTTTGTAGCTGGAAGTGGTGCATATAACTCTACAACTGGGGTTATAACAATACCAACTAACAATACTCAAATTACTAATGGTTCTAACTATATTACTTTAACTTCTTTAAGTTCTAGTGCTACTGGTTTAACTTATACAAATACAACTGGGGTATTTAGTTTGACTTCAGGTTATGTTATCCCTACTACTACAAGTGCTACAAATTGGGATACTGCATATACAAATAGAATCACAAGTTTAACTACAACTGGTTCTAGTGGTTCAGCTACTTTAGTTTCTAATGTGTTAAACGTTCCTACTTATACTTTAACTGGTTTAGGTGGGCAACCTTTGGCAACTAATTTAACTTCATTATCTGGGTTAACTTACGCATCATCTTCTTTTGTAAAAATGACGGCTGCTGGTACTTTTAGTCTTGATACAAGTGTTTATTATTTAGCTTCTAATCCTAGCGGATTTACTTCTAATGTGGGAACAGTTACTTCGGTAGCAGCTTTAACATTAGGTACAACAGGAACGGATGTTTCTTCAAGCGTGGCTACTGGTACTACAACTCCTGTAATTACTTTAAACATACCAACGGCTAGTGCTACAAATAGAGGTGCTTTAAGTTCTACTGATTGGAGTACTTTTAATGGTAAACAAAACGCATTAACTAACCCAGTAACAGGCACAGGTACAAGTGGTCAAGTAACATATTTTAATGGTACAAGCACAGTAACAGGTTCATCAAATCATTTTTGGGATGCTACTAATAATAGATTAGGTATTGGTACAAGTAGTCCTAGTAAGTTATTACATTTATACAATACTGCTGGTACTGATGTAATGTTAGTAGAATCAACTCAAGTATTTTCTACAATTGCATTTAAATCATCAACTAACAGTTCAACAGTTACAATAGGTATAGATGGAGCAGGTAATGCAGCATTTGAGAATAAATTAACAACAGGTGCTATGGCATTTGTTACCAATGGAAGCGAAAGAATGCGTATAACCTCAGCAGGTTTAGTAGGTATTGGTACAAGTAGTCCAGCAAACTATTTTACTACTACATTAACTATAGATGGTTCATCATCTCAAGGTATAATGTTTAGAGCAAGTGGTACTGATAAAGGATATGTTTATCAAGATGGTAGTTTTATTCAAGTAGGTTCTAATACTGGTGGTGTTATATTCAAATCTGCTGATACCGAAAGAATGCGTATTACAAGTGGGGGTGCTATAAATATTAAAGACGGTACACTTACAGGCGGTGGAGGATTTGAATTTACAAGTGAGGCATTTTTTGGTGCAAGATTTCAGTCAAACGCTTATAAGTTTATGGCTGGTAATAATAGCACAGAATATATGCGTATTACAAGTGGGGGTTTAATTGTTTTTAATAGTGCAGTTTATAATAATAGCACAGGTGGTTCAGCTAGAACATTATACATAGCAAATGATTATTACATTGGTGGTATTTCTTCTATTCGTGCATCTAAAAAGAATATTATAAATGTATCAAAAGTAGATTGGCTATATCAATTAAACCCTGTAACATTTAATTATCGCAAAAAAGATGAAGAAGGTAATTATACTGAAGAAACATTTGAAGATTTAAACTATGGTTTAATAGCTGAAGATACTCAACCAATAGCAGACTTCTTAATTAATTATGATGATACTGAAGATGGAAAAAAAATGATTGGTATTGAGTATTCAAGATTAATAACACCAATGTTAAAAGCTATTCAAGAACTATCTAAACAAAACCAAGATTTAAAAGAAAGGCTAGATAAAGCTGGATTGTAAATTATAATAGAATAATCTTATATTTGTAAAAAATCAATACTATGATAACAATTAACGAACAACAATTAAAAGATTTAGAAACATTCATTAACCAAATCCCAACTCAATACGGCTTACCCCTATTGCAGTTTTTAGGTAAATTGAATGCAGAACAAAATCCTCCAGTAGAGGAAGCAAAATTAGACTAATGGCAAATCATAGCGGTCAAGCTGACTTCGGAATGGTACTAAGTATCACAAGTGCTGGAATCAGCCTTACTAACTTCCAACCTATTGTTACTTTCGTAGCCAGTTTGGTCGCTATTGTCTCAGGTGTTTTAGCTATTAGATTTTATTGGAAAGCAGCTAAATCATACAAATAATGAAAGAGGTTGTAATCACTTTGTTGGTTGCAGTACTAATCTTTTTTATTTTTAAAGGAAGGGATGCTATTGAGCCTACTTACTTAACGCACATAGATACTTTAGTTAAGCACGACACAATAAGAAAATATAAGAAAGGGGATTCTATCCCTTTTGTTGTTGTTGGCATAGACACTACTACCATTCACGATACTATACGCATACTTCAAGATTATTCGTTTGTACGAGCTTACTCAGATACCTTCCGTATCGACACGGAAAACTATGTATCTATCCAAGATACCATATCTAAAAATAAGATAATAGGTAGGTCATATTTCTCCAATTTTACCCAAAAGACCATAAGAATAGAAACCATTAAGACAATACCTTCCAAAATAGAGCTTTATTTGGGGTTATTAGGCGATTTAAGACGCTTTGATGAAAAAGTGGGGGTAGGAGTTGGATTTGCAATTAAAGTGCCTAAAAAGGGCTTATTTACCTTTGGAGCAACAACTAATCAATATACAATAGGATATTATGGTAGAATTTATTAAAAATATGTTGGCAGATGAACGAGGAAGCATTAGCCATAAAAGAACTTTGGCTTTTATAGGGTCATTTATCCTATTTGGAGTTTATTGCTTTACTAAGGACCAGCATTTAGCAGATTTAATATTTTATTTAGTATGTGCTTGGTGTGGACTTGCAACAGTAGATAAATTTACAAAATGAAAGAATCAGTAATCATAAAAATAGCATTAACATTATGGTTTGCATTATTAATATTTTTTATAATAGAAATATATGTTAAGTAAAAAAGCAATTGACCTTATCATTCAATTTGAAGTTGGCGGTAGAGCCTATTATGATAAAAAACTTCAATCCCCTATATGGGCAGGTGGAGAAAGTGGTGTAACTATCGGAATGGGATATGATATGGGGTATTGTACCGAAACCCAGTTCTTCCAAGATTGGGGTAATCAATTGACTCCTAATTTTCTTGACCCATTAAGAAAGGTTATAGGACTTAAAGGAACTCAAGCTAAACAAATGCTAAGAGGCGAATTGTTACAGGTTAAAATATCTTACAATCAGGCTTATGAAGTATTTGTTAAAAGCTCTATACCTAAATATTTTAAATTAACTAAGACAATATATCCAGAGTTAGAAACGTTAAATGAGGACACTCAAGGAGCTTTAGTTTCTATGGTTTATAATAGAGGGAACAAACTAGAAGGGGATTCAAGGATTGAGATGAAAAGAATAGTTGATATGGTAAAACGTAAAGACTATAATGGAATTGCAGAGGAAATCGAAAAGAGCAAAAGACATTGGGAAGGCAAAGGTCTTGATGGCTTGGTAGTGAGAAGGGAAGCTGAGGCTGACCTTATTCGTGATTCGTTAGCATAACAAAAACCAAAAATATGGCAACTCAACAACCGCTTAAAACTAAGCGTAGGAGACTCTTTTTCGACATCGAAACAAGTCCAAACATCGGTTTGTTCTGGGAGGCTGGATATAAAAAAAACATTGATTACTCAAACATTATTCAAGAACGTGCAATTATTTGCATTTGCTACAAATGGGAAGATGAAAAAGAAGTTTATGCTTTACAATGGGATTCTAAGCAGAACGATAAAGCAATGCTCCTTAAGTTTATTGAGGTGGCAAATTTGGCTACTGAAATGGTTGGACACAATGGCGACAAGTTTGACTTGGCTTGGATTAGAACAAGATGCTTGTTTCATCATATACCAATGTTCCCTAAGTATTTAACTATTGATACTCTTAAAGTAGCAAGACAAAAGTTTAGATTTAATTCTAATAGACTTAATTACATAGCAGATTTCTTAGGTTTAGGACAAAAGATAAAGACTGAATATTCTTTGTGGAAAGACATTCTTTTACACAAGGATAAGATTGCTATGGAAAAGATGATTAAATATTGCAAAAAGGATGTTATTTTGCTAGAGAAAGTATTTGCAGAATTAAAGAATCATATAGAGCCTAAAACTCATTACGGAGTTATTTTTGGAGCAGATAGAGGAACTTGTCCAGAGTGTGGAAGCGATGATTTGATACGCAATAACAAAGTAGTTACTGCCACAGGCTTAACTAGGATTCAATATAAATGTAATACTTGTAATAAATACCATTCAAAAACCGATAAATAATGAAAATGCCTAAGAACTGGAATCGTCTTAATATTACTGAACAAGAAAGTTGGTTGGTTAAGAAATATCAAGATATGATTAGCGAAGTAGAATCAGTTAGCAAGATGTTAGCCAAATTAAGAGGTGGGCAAAGAATTGTAGTTAAGGAGATTGAAAGACCAGATGAAGCATTACTGAAATCGTGAGAATCAAAATCATATATCGTAAACTTGGTAAGGAACAGGCTTACGGAATATCATCTAGTGATGGGGTAATAGAGATTGATGAAAGGCTTAAGGGTAAGAAGCATTGCGAGATATTGATTCACGAGATATTACATTTATTAAACCCAAAGGATGATGAAAAAACCATAATTCGCAAAAGTGTAACTTTGACTAAGATTCTGTGGAATGAAGGCTATCGTAGAGTAGATGATACAAACGATGAGCCATTACAGGATGGGTCAATGTAAGGTTGTTTTTTCTTGTTCATAGGTTCTCCCTGCCGAAAGGTGGGGAGTTTTGTTTATATTTGTGTTTAGATATACTAATGGTTCGGAGGTACGTTTCTACGTTGCCTCCCTTTTTTTTGACACATATTGTTATAACATAAGTCAAGTTATAACATTACTGACTTATATTTTGTCAAGTTATAGGTTTACTTTTTTACTAATTTCCTTAGTATTACTACTTAAAACATTGTACAATGTTACCAATATGGTTACAAGTTCCATAATAGAACATACCATAAAAGTTTGCTAATAGTAAACTTATCAATCATAAAAGTTACCTAATAAGGCAACTTTGAGCCGTAAATGACCGATAATAGCCTCATTTATGACCGATAAATACATAACTTATTGATTTTCAATGGTATAGTCATTTTAACATTTTTTTAACTAAAATAATTATAATAATTTATTGTTACTATTGTAATTGTTTATATATTTGTTCTATCAAACAAAAAGAGAGGCACTCTATAAACTGCACCATTAGTATGAAAAATCAACAATATCAAACAATTTTTAATTTTATTTCAGAAGAAGTTAGCAGTACAAATTTTATGTTGGCTTGTAAAATTGCATTAAAACTAATGCCTTATTCAGATGCTTTAGTTGAAATGATAGAAACTAAAAATTTAGATAATCAAAGTAAAGAAATTTTTAATAAAATTATTATTCAAACAATTTGTCACGATTATAACGGATTAATGTCTAATGATGAAGATTTTTTACCTAGATTAAAAGCAAATAAAAAATTATCAGATTTAGTAAATGATTTACAATTAAGTAATAATTAACCCCAAAGGGCAGGGATGCGACTGCACAACGCATATATTTAAAAACCGAAAAACCATAGTATGAAAACACTATTAAGCCTCAACAACAATTTCTATCCCTATAATGGGAACTTTATTCCACAATCAGGGGACAACATTTTCTTAGACTACTCAATAGAAGATACTAAGTTCTTCGTAGTAAAGTTTAGGACTATTGACCTAGCCAACAATCAAATCATTATCTCAATCGAAAAAATCTAAATTATGTCAAAACAACAAAACAGGAATTTTCAGGCAATTGTAATAATAATCTTTGCCTTTATTGTAACTGCAATCTTGCAAAACATTTAAACCAAAATATGAAAGTAGAAAAAAAAGAAGTAGTCTGCATCCGACTGCCAGAATCAATTAAAAAGAAAGTAGATGCCGAAGCTAAAAAAATGTATTTAGCACCAAGTAAATTAGTGTCCATTATTGTCCAAAAATATTATGAATCTAAAAACCAATAGTATGAAGCTAGATTATCAAGGAAAACAACTAAAGTTACACAAAAGAGCAACTTGTTTGCTAGAACTTTTAAAGAAAGCACAAAGCGAACAATCAAGACAGGAGCAGTTATTAGCTGAATGGAGAGCAGCAGGGCATTTTGATAATGTGAGATTATTTACTCACGAGAATAATTATCTTATTAGACTTGCTGAATTAAACGACATACAAAAAAGAATCCTTAAAAGTTATTATTGGCTAATTGTAGAATTGTATTCTATAAGTGAGAATTTTATGTTACCTGTAAATGTTATCCAATGAGTTACGTTGACAATACTAAAGCAGATTTGCATCGTCTGATTTACATACTAGAAACCGAAAACGAGATGCTAAGAAACCAAATTATAAAACTTAAAATAGAAAAGAATGAACTACTGGACAATGCCATCATTAAAGGAAAGGCAGAAAGCAATGAAAGAAAAGATGAATTACGCTGATACTATCATAGAAAAGGTATGCGAATATTACAAAGTTTCTAATAAGGATATTAGAGGCAAAAGCCGAAAGTTTATACATACTAAGCCTAGATTTGTAGCCATTTATCTTATCAAGGATGAATTAGGTCTTAAATTAACGGCTATTTCAGATATGTTTGGGCGAAATCACACTACCATTATTCATTCCTTAAGGATGATACAAGATAGCATAACTCAAAAGTATGATACCGACATTTCCATCGATATAAAAGAAATAAAAAAAATATTGAGTTATTGACAAAAAAGTCTTATTTTTAATTATTAATTACATAAAAACCATAGTATGATTAACTTACAAACAAACACACTTATCAACATTTACAAGGCTTTAGCATCCTTTCAACAGGATTGCCCTGTAATTCACAAGGGAACAAATGGTCATAATTACACCTATGCCGATTTCCCTACAATTCTTGAAGTAATCAATCCTTTGCTCAAGAAACACAATTTAGGATTTACCCAGCTACTTATTGAGGATGGATTAAAGACAATTATCTTTCACACTATTAGTGGGGAATCAATTGAATCAAATGCAACTATTCCGCAGATTACTTTAAGGGGTATGAACGAGTATCAATCTTTTGGTAGTGGTATTACCTATTATAGAAGATATGCCCTATCTGCTGCATTAGGATTAGTAACTGATAAAGATACCGATGCCTCTGGAGAGAAATCAGCTTCAGTGTTTATTAAGAAACACAAGTCGGTGCTAGATTTAACATTAGCTATTGATATGTGCGAAAACTTAAACGAATTAAAAAAGCTACATACTTTAAATACTGATTTATTAAACGAGGGAATAAGTGCATTATTTACATCTAAAAAAACAAAATTATGATTGACCAAAAATTAGAAAAACTAAGAGAATTAGTATTGTATTATGATTGGAAATACAAATGTGCTAGACACATTGGTAAAAAATCAGCTTGGAATGAATTAGAAGAAGCTAAAAACAATCTAAAGGAATACAAAGAAAAGAATTATCCAGTAACTAAATTATTAACCCCTGCTGAACCATTTACTAGATTAGATGATTTAACAGAAGAATTTGAAAACTTTGATTAATAAACAATAAAACAAATAAAAATGATAGTATTATCAATTGAAAAGGAAGCCGTTAAATGGAAGAAATCCGAAAAGAATGGCAAAGAGTATGCAACAGTAGTAGTAGAAAAACGTAAAGAAAAGGATAAGTATGAGAATACTCATTCAGTATCTAACTCCCAGTCTAAGGATGAAAGAGCAGAGAAAAAGAAGAAAGAGTATGTAGGTTCAGGCAAAGAATACAACTTTGAAAAGAAAGAATATTATAAAGCCGTTAATCAACAAGAAAGCGAAGATGATTTGCCGTTTTAATAACTAATCTAAAAACAAAAAAAATGAGTCAAAAGCAACAGGTTGCCAACTACCTACAAAGTGGCAAAAGTTTAACTCCAATTCAGGCATTAACTAAATTTGGTAGCTTACGATTAGCAGCTATTATATTTAATTTAAAAGCTGATGGGTTAAAGATTAAAACTGAACTAATGAATATAGGGACTAAGAAGAAGCCTAGAAATGTGGCAAAGTATTCACTAAATTAGCTTATCTTTGTATTGAGTGTCGGATACTCATTAAGAACTTATTGCCCTTGCGATGAACTACCAATCCGACTGGTAGGGATTCAATGGGGCTTTTTTATTTTATGGCTAAAGACCCTGCTTTTTTATTTTACCCCAAT